TGGAGCAGAAGCCTTTGCTTATCTACCGCCTTCCCCCTATTCTTCTATGAAAAAGTTCATATGCAGAAAGTGGGATGTAACAATGAATTTCGAAAACAATTATTCAATCAAAGTGGATTTAGAAGAAGTGGTATCGTAATATGGACTCAGATCAAGCCAGAAAATCAATTATAAAAATATCTCGTGACGCTTCGTCCCTATCTCCGAGCGCGATCATAACGGTGTTTGATATTGATATTACAGACTTAATAAAAACGAACCAACGCAAGGTTTATTCTGGCGCCTCATACGCCAGAAATGGGAAGCACATATTAAGATTTCACAACAATATTAAATTAGTAAGAAGCTCTATATTCTTTGGCTTTGAAACGGTTAACAACAAGAAAACAGACGTAGAGTATTTTGCCGCACCAATTGAAGCTGCGGGATTTGAGGTTTCCGCCAAAGGTTCACCACCAAGACCCAAATTATCAATAGCGATTGATCCAGATGGGTTAGATCAAGAGACTGCGAACAGAATAATATATTTAAAACAAGCCCTAAGAGATTTAAATGATTTAGTTGGAGCAAAGGTCACTAGGACTAGGACTTTCGCGAGATATATAAATGAAAGTAATTTTTACCTGAGAGACAACAATGGAAATATAACGAGCGAACTTATATCAAATCTAGTTAAGCCTCCCGAGGGATATGATCCAGATGAATATGCTTACTTTACGCCTGATATTTTTTACATAGATAGAAAATCTTCCGAAGGCAAAAACCATATCGAACTAGAATTAGCCTCTCCATTTGATGTGCAAGATTTAAAATTACCAGGGAGAGTAGTTTTTGATTCAAACTGCCCTTGGACCTATAGAGGGGAAGGCTGCTGTTATGAGTGGACATCTCAAAAAAATGCTGCCGACTCTGTATATCAAAAATCTGACGGGGTAAATCATGAAAATTCAAATGGTGACTGTAAAGCGGTGGGGGGGTCATATGGTCACGCTCCCCCAGTAGCAACCAAGGATAACGAATACATACAGGACATAGTGGGCTCAGTTAATTATTCAGCCTCTACTCCCCCGTCAGAATGGACCTCTACGGAAGTTTACGGCGCGGGAGACATAACGAGGATTAAATTAAAAGGCATTAATTATTATTTCGTTTCAAAAGGTCCAGATTCAGAAGGCAACTCCAACGTGGGGTTTCCACCGCCAAACGATAAATACTGGGTAGCAGATCAATGCTCTAAAACAATTCTCGGATGCAAAATGAGATGGTCTCCCGCTGAGGGCCAAAATTCCGCAGGGAATCCGCATGTTAATCCATCTGACATAGGAGGCCCGCTTCCATTCGGCGGCTTCCCCACGGCTAAAAAAGTAATAAAATGATAATCAACACCGAAATCAAAAAAAAGATTAAGGCTCACGCAAGGTTAGAGCACCCTAAGGAGTGTTGCGGCTTTATTGTAGATAGAGATGGGGAATTGCTCTGCGTTCAATCCAAAAACACCTCTTTTGAAGAGAACAAATTTAGAACAAACCCTAAAGACTATTTAGCTGCTATTCGTTTGGGAAAAATAGTAGCCGTATACCATTCCCACACAAAAGGTAAAGAGCGTTTTTCTGAATTCGATAAGTTCAATAGCATTAATCACGATTTAACTTATGTTGTATTCAATACCGAAACAAATTCTTTAGCTCAATTTTCTCCAAAACACTCCAAATTCCATAAGTACATTGGAAGGGAATTTGAAATAAAGGATAAAGATTGTTGGTCTCTAGTAAGGGATTTCTACAAAACAGAATTATCCATACCCTTAATTAACCCCCATAGAGATGAAAACTGGAGGTCCTACCTAGAAACCTTATTTGATGAACAAATTTGGGGCGAAGGATTTTGTGAGGTAGACGATATCAAAAAATACGATTGCCTACTTTTTAACAAAGGCGGGGGTAAGCCGTCTTCCCATATCGCCATATATTTAGGAGAAGATTTAATCCTCCATCAGCCAGCTCGAGGCTACTCCCGAATTGAGTCTTTAACAAACAGACATAAAAAACTTATAAATAAAATAATTAGGCATAAACTATGCATGAGTTAACAAAAATAACCTTTCACGGAAGTTTAGGCGAGAAGATAGGCCGAAAGACCTGGGAGCTAAATATAGCCAGCCCATCAGAGGGACTTAGAGCCGTGGACACAATGAGTAAAAGAAAGCTTTCCAGAGCCATAATGGAAAACGAAAAGCTTAACGTAAAGTATAAAGTTTTGGTAGATGATAATAATTTATTCACAGAAAGCGTAGAGACAAAAGAAGAAGTGATGAATTCAGCAATGTTCATTAATAGAAAATACAAAACAATAGATATTATTCCCGTTCTAGAAGGCGCATTGGATGATGAGGATAAAGATATGGCGATGATGGTAGGCGGAGCGGTTTTATTTGGCTTAGGTGCGCATTTTGACAGCGCATTTATGATGACAATAGGTATGTTTTCTTTTCTAACTGGGATGGCTAATATGCTTGCCCAACCACCCGAGCACGAAGATTTTAAAGAAATACAGCAAGTGAATAAAAAAGAATCATATTTGTTTGACGGTGCGATTAATACTTATAACCCTGGTGGCCCTGTTCCCGTGGGTTACGGAAGGTTAAGGATTGGTTCTCTAGCCATAGCGTACTCTCACAAGCATAGTGATCGATTAATATACGAAAATGGGGTGTGGAAATAATTAACAATGGCTACAAATAAAGTACATGGGATTATCTACGATGGCGTTACTGGCGTAAGGTACATGTCTAACACATCAGCGACGATGTGTGATTTGCTATGCGAAGGCGAAGTAGACGGCTTGGTTCATAATGAATACAAGGTTGACCCAGGTCAAACAGTGGGCACGATAGGCTTTGACAAGGGAATAACCGTAAAAGAATACTACCCAAATTCAATTACCTCAGGGCAATTAAGCTCTATATTTTGGAACAAAACCCCAATCTTCGATAAAGATTCTCATAAATTTAATTTCAGCGTTATGGACACGACTTGGAGTCAGTCCTCCGTTTCAAGTCAGGGTATACCCTCAAGAAGAATTACCAATATCAACGAAAAGCTTAGGGGGTTAGAAAATAAAGATGGTTCCCCCACGCCAGTAAGATACCCTAAGTATTATACATTAAGAAACAAACACTGCTCCAAAGTTATAGTTAATTTAAAAATTGGCGCCCTAGGTCACGTAGACAGAAACCTAGGGACTCTTGAAGAACCCAACGAGGGTTTCGGGCAAATGATGGATGACTACGTCACAGTAAACATCAGTTGGCGGGCAAAATATTCGCGAGGATCGATAGCCCAAGGCTCCGAGGGTGGCTGGGCAAGCGATGGAAGAAACCATAAAGTGGAGGGTACACTATCAAGCCCTTACGCATATTCCGCAGAGATTAATCTTGACTTACAAGGCGCTAGAGATGAAACCCGCATGGGTGATTTTATTGGATGGGAATTTAGAATCTATAAAAGTCGCGGAGAATCGACTACGCCAGATGTCAAAAACGATATATATGTAGAATCAATTGTAGAAGAAATTAACGATACATTCATCTACCCCAAGTCCTTCGTGGTTAAAAACTCTTTTGACGCTGAAAACTTTAGTAAAATTCCAGATAGAGCCTACGACATGAGGCTCCTGAAAATAAAAGTTCCCGCCAATTATGATCCAGTTAGCAAAACTTACAAAGAGCCTTGGAATGGCCTTTTCTCAAACGAATCAAATGAAGCTTACGGCTGGGTTAATGGTGACGTAGTTGGTGGAGCGGGTTCGAGATCAAAGGGGTATTATTGGTCCGACAATCCAGCGTGGTGTTTTTACGATTTAATTACTAACAAAAGATATGGTTTAGGAAAATATGTAGACACCTCCACGTTTGACAAGTGGACGCTATACGAAATCGGAAAGTATTGTGACGAAATCGTAGACGGAATGGATGGCAAAAAAGAACCTAGATTTACATGCAACACCATAATTCAAACTAGAGAAGATGCATTTCAAGTTCTCAATGATATGGCTAGCGTTTTTAGGGGTATAGTGTATTATAACGCTGGCAATTTATACGCTGTTCAAGATTCCCTAAAGGAGCCCGTTTTTCAATTCAACAACACGAATGTAGAGGGGGGAGAGTTTAATTACGCAAGTACAAGCGCCAAAGTCAGACATACAGTTGCGATAGTAAGATATAACGACGTAGAAAATGACCACGAACCAGCCGTAGAATACGTAGAAGACGTAGACGCAATACGAAAATACGGAATTAAAGAAAAAAGCATCTCCGCTTTTGGATGCAGCAGCCAATCTAAAGCTCAGCGGTTGGGGCGATGGATTCTCTCTACTGAATCCAACGAAACGGAGACGGTAAATTTTACAGCAGGACAAGAGGGCGGGCTTCTCCGCCCAGGTGACATATTTACTATTTCTGATACGAATAGGCTTTTAACTAGGCGCGGGGGAAGGGTAATGGGCTTAAATAGGACTAGTGATAGCATTTTTGAAATAACCCTAGACTCCAAATTGCAAGGCGGCAAATATTGGAATGGCGGCAACAACCGTTTTGAAAGCAAGGCTACCTTAGACGGAAAAAGAGAATACCAACTCACGCTCTCCACTCCTTCATACTTTTACGACACTTCTCAGGTTAACATAGGTAACTCTACAGAATCCGTTCATATAAGAAATAGACATGTTCAAAATTTTACAATAAGCACAAACACGATTAATTACGATAACGGAGATGGCCGCAGCGTAATCACTGTATCTGGCAACCTTGATCAAACTCACTTTACCACAAGCGGGTTTAGCGGGGATGCGCTTTGGGGAATAGCTTCCACGGGGGTAAACAACAAAGCCGATACGATGTTCGAAAGAATGAGCCAAGAGCAAGAGTATAGGGTTATAAATGTAGGCGAAAAAGAAAATGGTAAATATGAAATTGCTGCCGCCGAATACGCGAGACAAAAATTTGGAGAAATTGACCAAGCCGTTAAAGTAACAAACGAAATCAATTTTGATATCCCAAATTCCCCAGGTGCAATGGGTACAATATCGCAAAGAGCCTTAGACCCTGTAGAGGCACCGCATACAAAAGTAGTTGAATTTGGCTGGGGAAAGAGCCAAAGGGGCGGCAATGATGATCCAAGCGTTTCCTACTATCAGGTTTATTTTAAAAAATCCAGCTCTACTTACCCAACAACTGCTAATTATGATTTTTCATTAAAAATTTATGCTGTAAATAACCCCAAGACAGCTTTTGTGCCCATGTCAAATGGGCAGTATCGTTTTAGAGTTTATGCGTATAACAGCCTAGGGGACACAAACGGTTCTCATGGCAGCGCTCAAGGGCTTGTCGATGTAGTGGGCGTAGCGCCAATCAAAGACTTGAAAGTCACCCATCTTTCTCTTGTAGATGACCCCCTTGGTGGGTCAACCTCTTGGGACAGTGACCCCACCACTCCCGAGTCTGCTGGTGACCCCAACTATCACGAAGATGAGTATGACGGTTCAACAACTATTTTTAAATGGAAAACTACTATACCAAAATTTGAAGGCGCAACCATAGGCATTAATTTTAATTACAGAGTTCGCGTGATTGCTGATTGGAACCCTAACGGAACCGTACTTTACGAAACAAGCCAATACAAGCCAGACGACGCAGACCTCGGCAGAAGCCTCTTTAACTGGAATATTTCAGATCGTTTCGAAAGCATGAAAACCGCTTCCGATCCCAGACCTTACGATAAAATATACAGGAAATTTACTCTACAAGTAAAGGCTCATGACGACGATGGTAATCTAGGCAGCGATAGTCATTCTGATTATCTATATGTTAATAACCCAGAGATTGACTCTTCAAGCTCTACGTTTCAAGGGTTTATTGACTTAAACAACCACTTAAAGATTTTTAATTTAAATAGACCCGCTTCAGCGAAATACGCTTACGTCTTAAGCTCTAAAGACCCCTTTGATTATGCGGATTACGTTAATGGACAAGCTGGTATTGATATAGACAAAATTAGTGCAGACGTAAACGTGCTCGAAATTGATCCCACCTACAAAACGGATATTGATGACAATCTCGCTTACCAAGCGTATTATCTGGTAGCTTATGTTGATCAATTTGATTTAGATATAGAAGCTCTCGCCAAGGCAAATGGGGATACCTATGATCTTTCTAAGCAATTGGCTGGTAGAGTTTCCAATGGCGGGGTCGCCAAAGGCATGGAAAAAGTCACCCAAGACACGATGGATTTAATTGGCGAAGGCTGGAAGGCTTGGCTTAAGATTGACGTAACTGGCACTTGGCGTGGGCGGGGGATAGCTTGCGTACAAGACCACGACAGTATTACTGACGGAAGCACTGACGCTGCAAACTATAAGGGGTACGTACCCTTTTACTGCACAGCGCAATCACCCATAATAATGATGCCGATAGGGACCTTAACAGAGGTTAAGGTCGGCCATACTCAAGTCGGCGGTACGGGCCAACTCAATAATACCCTGAACTTCGCTATGGGGTGTCAGTATGTGGTAAAAGATAGCACTTGGCCAAATTGGACCGAGCCACCCCACCAAGGTCAACATGTTAATTTACAAGGCGCAGGCGGTGGTACTTTTGATGGTAACCCCCTTCTTAGATTAGGCTTTAAGCGATATCGGGTTTACTTTACGAAGCCCAAGGGGGTGGATACCACCAATTCAGATTATTGGGTGGTTGGCATGAACTGTAAACATGACGATTATTATTCCCACGCAACTTTGGATGGCATGCGAGCCCTACCACAGGCCGAAAATGTAGGCAACACATGGGGGCGAGATTTAATAGCGTTCGCCAAGGTTGCTTACGATGAAGCTGAGGATGCTTTAACGAACCCTGCGCACAAAATTCAAATTGGCGGCAGTGATGCTTATTTTAATTTCCACCCCGCTGGATTTGTTCAGGGCTTTGGGGGCTTGGCTAAAACCGCATGTTACTTTGATATTCATATGGGCCACTTAATTGATAAGACCTATCTTGAACAGGCCATATTCTTTGTAATGGCCACAAGCAACAACACGGCGCAACCACCAGTAAACGCTAAGTGTAATGACAAGTTATCATTAGGATGTAGAGATTGATGAGAAATAATAATTTAATAATCTTTTTGCAAAATGGAGCTAAACATGTTCTTAGCTTTTCTCCAGAAACCGAAGAGGGGGAAGCACTTTCCTTCTACGATTATCAACATCCAGAGAGCAGCGGTCTCGTTAAAAAATATTTTTATATAAAGAATGACACTATCCCTGTTAGTGAGTACCAAGAAAATTACGAGCTAACAGAAGACGGAAGACTCACCCTAGATATACGCAGAACCCTCATCATCAAATCCGCAAAAGAAACTATAAAAAAGAGAGACTTTTTCCTTCAAAATTTAGACCTCCCCTTCATGAGGGCCGTTGAAGATGAAAATTACGAATTAAGAAAATACATAAAAACTATAAAGAATTTCTTAAGAGACTTGCCTGATAACCTAAGGTATAAGGAAATAGAAGACAACTTAGACTTAATGAAATATGATGCCTTTGGGAATATATTTACAATTCAAGTATTAGAAGGGGGCAGTGGTTATACGACCCCACCTAAAGTTGTGATCGATAGCCCGAAAGGGGAACTGTTTGGGTTTAACGCTAAAGCCGTAGCTATGATCGAAGACGGCGAGGTAAAAGAAGTGCGCGTCACAGATTACGGGAGCGGATATCATTACGCACCTTCGGTTATTATTGACCCACCAGAAGAAGGGGAACAAGCGATAGCTGCTAACGCTATACCGCAAAATGTGACCCTCACCAATGAAGAGGTTATCGAAAACACCAAGCTCGTCTACAATTAAACGCTACCTGGGGTCCTGTAAAGCATGCCGCCCGGCCGTTTTTAATTAGCAAGAAACCCAAGGACAGCGCCCTTAACTCTATCCGCAAGCTCTTTGGATTCCTCTCGAGATTGAGGGTTGGTGCTCGTACTACCCCCCTCTTTAGATTCGCTGGAAATATTTCTAGCTGCATCAAAATTGATTGAAATATTGACATTGTTAGTGTTGCTTGGTTTTTCCTTGGAGAGCTTAGTGTCTTGCTCGGCTTCAGATATCGCTCTTCTGGCTCCGATAACAGGCGGAACATATCCGCCCTTATTGTAAGCGGCAATTCTGCCTCTGTTCAGATTTTCGAAAAAATTCAAGCCGTATTTATCTACAATATCCTTGGTGATAACATACTCACCGCCAGTAAGCAGTGCTGGAATATCATCCTTAGAATGACCACCTTTAGAAAATCCTTTCGCGCCAAAGGCGAGCGCAAACGCCCCAGCGCCAAACAGGAAGCTCTTTCTGCGTGATTTCTTTTCTTCTTCATACTTCTTCATTTCCTCTTGCTTCTCTGAGTAATAATCTAAGCGTTCTTTCTGGTAGTTAAAGAAGGAGTCTGCTTTTTCAAATTTATATTTATTTTGAGGGTCATTTTCGTCCGTCAGCGCCAAAGAGGAAAGCCTTGGGTCAACAAAGTACTTACCAGCGGTTGGGCGCTTGGTTTCATTATAAATAAATGAATTCTTAAATTTAAACTTGGACGCGCCTTGCCCAATTTGTACGGTTGATTTTTGGAAAATATCTGGATCAATGTACGGTGCAATTTCTGGATACTTAGCTGCCGTTTCTTGTATGCTGGCGATTCTTTCTGGGGTTAACGGTCTTGCAAAATTTAATCTGAAACCAACTCTATTAGCCATGACTTTTTCGCCAGTAGGCCTTCCAAGCCAATCTTCCTTATCTTCATCGGTAGACACTTTGTACCCATACGGTTCAATTCCAGCGGCATCGAAAGACCTCTGCCTCGCTGTCCTTTCCGCGTTGATCGCCGCTAGGTTCGCTCTCTTGTTTGAGAAAATGCCAATAGCTTGACGATGGGATAAGATTTTTTCATTTCCAAGCTGGCCAAATTCCCTAATTTTTCCTCCCTTTGCGGCGGCTACTACTTTAGCTGAATTTAGCCCATCAAAAAAATCTTTACCATATTGATCAACCGTGCGTTTCCTGATCACATATTCTCCAGATGTTAAGTAGGCAGGAACATCATCCTTTACTCCAGACCCACCAGTTATCATTCCGCCTCTGCTATATCTTCTAGGAACCAATCCGCCTTCTTTAAATCCAATAGCGCCAAATATGGAATTGACTGCCATTTCCAAGGATTTATCAAGCATTTTATCAGCCATGCCTTTTATCATTTCCTGCCAAGCGTCCTCGAGGTCTTTCGTCCCCTTTATAGCTTGACTAAAAGTGCTGGCTATTCCGCTTTTAAAATCTCTTGCAAAATCGCGACCCATAGCGTCTAAGTCTTGATAAAAATTCTCTTGAGTATATGTAAATTCGTCCCTAATGGAGTTAATGAAATTTTTCGCACCATACGTGCCCGTTTTCATAGCTGTTTCGTTCATGCCGCGAAGACTTTCCCTTAGCTGATCCATAACAGGGATGCCCTCCTTAACGGCGGCTTTAGCAAGATTAAACTGTCTTGTGTAATCAGACTGAGCACCCGCCAAGCCCACTGTAACATCTTCTTTTAATTGATTTAGGTTTACGTTGTCTGCCGTCATAGCGGGATTCAAGAAGACATCTTGTATTTTTTGGTTCAGCAAAGAAAGACCGTCTTGAGCATTAACTAAACCTTGAGCCATTGAGTCTGACACCCTAGTTATCTCCTCCATAGAAGCCTTGCCTTTTTCTAGGTTCATTTGGTTTAGTTCTTCTTCTATTTTGTGCAGGTCTCCGCCTTTATTTACGAATGTGTCTAGAGTTCCCTTGATTGTAGATTGAATTTCGGCTGAGTTTGAAAGCCCCGCTTTTGCCTTATCTAAACCCTCTTTAAGCTTATCGACGGAGGTTTCTATTTCCCATTCATTAAATGCTTTTTGGACTTCAAGTATGCTCGGAGACGCGTCTTCCATTGCTTTTCTGACTTGATCGAGTTGCTCTTTGGTGATTGTGCCAGCTAGCCTCATTTGTTCCGCTGCTTCAAGCGGGCTTTTACCTTCCTCAATTAACTTGTTAAACGCATCTT